TTATTTATATACTACTTCGTTCTCAACGGTCAAAAATTGAAAACTAGGCTTATTATCAATTAAAAATCTAAATGTGAAAGGTCGGGTTGGAAGATTATTTTCAATCATAAACTCTTGTATTGTAGGTTTTAGCTTGTTTACAAAAGCTGCACAATATTCCAAAGCTTTATCAGTAATCCATTTTTCATGATAATGAGAACTCATATAATCAAGCTTAATGTGAACAAAATTATCAGCACCCAGGGTAATTATTTCGCCCCAATCACAAGTGTGCCCCCTCAGATATTTATTACCTGTAATAAACGATTTACATCTAATATTAAATTTATCAATTGTTTGCTCAGACCAATCCACATACAAATATTACTAATATTTTTAGTAAACGAATATGATGTTGAAAAGTTTTTGTAATATTGGTAAGCAGTAATTAAGATTGAATGGAAGAAAAATCAACTACAAAATCAGTAGACCTATTTGGAATAGCACCTTATGGTGAAACAGTAAAGTTATTTGTAGAAAAATCTTTTGATGGCGTAAGCGCAATATTAAGTCGTGTTTGTCTTCCCGCTACAGAAGAATTTGGCCTATATTTAAAGGACAAAGTAAGGCATTGGCGACTTAAAAACATCATTGAGATGGTTGAAAAGGCTGACAAAAAAATTGATTTCACAAATAATGAATTGACTATTCACCCACGAATTATGAATGATTTTTTGGAATCAGGATCATTATGTGAAAAAGAAGAATTGCAAGATATGTGGGCTGGACTTTTAGTTGCGTCTGCAAATCCAGCGGCTGATGAAACAAATTTATTGTTTACTAATATCCTTAAAAACTTAACCCCTACACAAGCCAAAATGATTAATAATGTGTGTGAAAACTGCAAAGTGTTCGATTATGGAGAATCAAACTCGACTCTTGTAGGCAAGAAATATATCTTGCTTGTCGATGAATTATGTAAATTAACTGGTATTGACGATGTTTATCAACTTCATGCTGAAATGTCAATTTTAAAATCCAATAATTTATTTGGACTTAAGACAGGTGCTGAAGCAAATTCAGAACCACAAGCTATAGCATTTTACCCATCACTGTTTCTCCTAAATTTTTACTCAAAAACGCAAGGATATAAAGGTGATTTGAAGAATTTTTACAGAACCAGACTTGAGCCTTATGTGCATGATAATATTGACTTATTAGATATATATAATAAAGCCAAAATGTAATAATTACTCCCCTTTCTTCATCACCTTCAGATTAAAAATATCAATTATTTTATCTTTTACTGCCATCCAAATATCTCTACCAGTGATAACGCTGATATTTTCAATTAGACTTTTAAATTCTACCATAGTAATATAACCAGCAATAATCCTGGTCAATAACAATGAATCAGGACTGATCATAGCAGTATCAATTTGGAATGCTGCAATTATGCCCAGGCTATAATACATAAATTTGATTATTGATAATTTCAATTTTGCAGCTGTTATTTTCTCTCCAACTTTTAACGCTTTTGTTATTCCGCTGACCAGGTCAAAACTCAATAGCAGATAGACTGTAATCAAAATTGAGTGAATCGGGGTTATATAAATCAAAATGAAAGTACAGAGTTTTAAAAACCAGACTACAGCCTGTTTAAGAATTTCTGATATCATGATGTATACAATTTAAATTCCCGCTTTCTGCGTGGTAACAGGATAGGTCTACCACCTGCATTACACCATACCAGTAGCCACTTTTCAATCTCAGCAATAGGAGATTTAGCGTTAATCTTTTTCACCAATGTTGATTTGCTAAATGCAGCGACACCAATGTTGAAACATAGCGATACCAATGCATTAAACTGATTTTGTGTTAAAACTAATTTAACAGCACCATTGACACCCTCTTCATATATTTTTATGATTTGATCAAATATCTGATCACATTCTGTCTGAGTGATTTTATCACCCATTTTTACTTTTTTACCTGTGCCTGGATAAAAGGTAAACCCTACTCCTATTGTTGGGATTTTAACCTGGTCTAGGTATGCTTTGAGTACAACTCCCTCTTCATGGTAAATAAAATCCCTACCTAATTTGTTAATTTTCAATGTATTATTCTGTTAATTTCTACCACCTCCGCTTCTACTAGGTTGCGGACGGTACTCACTTGTCGGATCTGGATTAGTTGTATAATTTGAATCCTTATAATTTGTAACCTTCCCAATCTTATCTGACACCTCATCAGTATCATTTAATAATTCAAAAAATTCAACATCTATTGTATCAGACTTTAAGCTTATCCCAGCTTTGAAAGGGATATATCTACCGTCTAATCCATTTATTTTATATACCATAGAGAAATCAAACTCACCATAAAGACTACCTGAGAACTGCCTAAAAGGGCATCTATATTGATTCAAAATGGTTTGTCCTACGAGCTCTAATAATGGCCTAGTTTCTGTCTTCCCATCTCTGTACCAGTTTAGTGTAAAATCATCATTTAACCTGGTTTGATTAACTAACGAAACATTACCAAACTCCCCCAAAGCAGGTTTTAAATCGGTAAAAGTTTCTCTGTTTACCTTACTGGATGATATATTATACCTCTGCCCATAATAATCACTTGCCTCACTAGTGGTAATGATTGGTGTAAACTGTCGGACTCTGTATCCACCAGTAAACTTGCTAGTATCAAAAGCTGGCAATAATGAAAACTCTAAACTTTTGATATCTGCTGGTAAATTCATATCGGTGATATTACTTACATACCAAGCATCAATCTCAGAACGAGAATCTGTTCCTCTCTCTATGGTACAATGGGTAGCATAATCTTTCCAACTTCCAGTGTATTTAAATTCAAAATTTGGATCAGTAATATCCCCAGTCTGAACAGAGCTGGTACAATACAAGTAATAGCTCTTTGTTGCAGTTGAAGCCTTAACCATAAATCTTGCGTTACCATTTGAGGCAAACTTTATAGATAATTTGGCTGTGGTTTTATATCCAGAAAAATTAACATTACCAGCAGTTAGTTTATTAGTCGTATAGTTTAACTGAGCATCTGTTGCCTTCTGAGTAACTCTGATCGCATCACCTGTAGTTATATAGGTAAGTTTACTGATTGCGAATATTCCTGATTTTACCCAATTGAAAGGAATACCAATACTGTTGTTCCAATTTCTAAAGAATGAGTTTACAACGATATTATTACTATTCACCACATCAGAATCAATCTGAACTTTATTAAATGGTGTTTGATAAGTGATATTATGATCAGCATTGATTAATCTCAATCCACTGTCCCTGCTTATTATTCTTGATATATTTTCCGTGTAAGATTTTACAACAGCAGATATTGAACCATCAAAATTGATATTATAGACACGCCTAGTGATTATATCATTCAGTTTGTAACTAAGTCTTTCAATGTAGTATTTACCTGCTTTATAATAGATGTAAGCGTTAAAAACTTCTAGTATATAAGATAAGGCCACATTACATTTAAGCGCGTTTAAGTCGTCTTTAATGAACAAATATGGGTTAACTGAAATACAGTTTAAAGCCTCATTATTTGCCTCTGATCTACTAATTCTGGTTTCAAAAAGATCAACAGATGTTATTACCTGCGTGCCATTTTTCAATTTAGCTAAACATTTCTGGATCACTTCAATACAAGTCATCTTATCTAAATAAAATGAAGTATCATCAGCCATAAAATCATTATGCTTTAAATTACCAAGTCCATCAGTTGCACGAATTGAAACTAAGTATGGTGCAGCAAGAAACGGTTCAGAATAATTATCCTGAATTACATAACCTTGCCAAATCATTTGATCGGATTTCCAAATTTGCACCTGATAATCCTGAGCATCCGCAAGCATTATTTCCTGAAATTGTCCATCATATTCGGAATAGAATTCCAGAATACATTCGCTACCTCTTATGATATCAAACTTAGATTCTGAACCACCAGTATAATTAATACGAGCAGGTTCACCACCCATTCTAAGTTCAATCTGTGCTGAATTATAATCCTTTTTAAGGATATAAACCTTTATATTTTTGTTTAATGTTGAAGTGAATTCACATTTATATTTGATACCGTAACTCATTAACTTGCCCTATATTGACGTTTATTATAGTTATTCAAGACCCCTACTAGCTTGTCGCCTTGCACAGTAAATATTACGTCCCCACTCATACCACCTGTTTCACCAATCAATGATTTAAGCTTATTTAATGGTGCGATAATTTCAGGATTCCCACGTCCCGCTGAAGGATATTCACCTACCATTGCATTTGTTAAACGACCTGAAACAATACCTCCATTTGCAAATGCAGTTTGATTTTCTTTACTGGCTTTTGATGATGAACCTTTTGATCCCGTTCCCATTAAACCACTAAATGCACCTGCTGCTAATTTCAAAGCCGCACCTGCTGCAATTGCTGCTATACCTGCACCTATACCTACTACTGGCAAAGCTGCTGCTATATCCAATTTACCTTTGATGACTGCTGCAATACCGTATTTGATCAGTAAATCACCAAATGAACTTAAAAACCCCGCAAATGATTTGATGATTGATTCACCGAAAGATTGCATTGCATTACCACCACTTGCGAAAGCTTCACCTATAGAATTAAACGCGTCAGCTATACCTGTCCCCAATCCAGATGTAACCATTGAATTGAATTCTTCGTTGAATTTTTGAGTCTCTCTAAATATTTTACGCTGTTCATCAGTGATTTCTTTGAAGGCATCTTTTGCTCTCGTTCCATCAAACTTTACACCTATAGTACCTTTAGAATTTCTTGTTTCTGGTGCAGCTGATGCAACAGAAGGAGCATTTTTTAATTGAGGTAACTGAACGTGCCTTTGCTGTTGTTCCTGCAACGCTTTTACTGCGTCAGATAAAGGATTAACTCCATTTTTGATTAAGCCATTAATAGCTTGCTGGTATTCACCAATCTTTTGTAATGCTCTCTCATCGAATGTTGTTTGAAATGAAACATCAACCTGTTTTAGACCAATCTCTAAATTGGAATAAACATCATCAATCTTCTTTTCATCTTTTGATTTCTTGGTTACAGATTTAGCAGTTGTTTTAGGGCTAACTTCATCATCAGACAAAGCTTCTTTTTTAAGTGATTTTATCGCTTTAGACGCTTTGTCAGCACCAAATTTGATAGAATCAAACATTTTATCATACCCTTTAGAAGTAGCGGATAAAGCATCGCCCAATTGAGTCATTCCAATGATTTTGAAAAAAGCACCCAATAAGTTGGCTGTAATTTTCAGTGCGTTTTTGATGATATCTACTACACCGTTCCAGATAGCATGAGTTAATGTTGCTAATCCTTCACCTAAACCAGCCCAATCACCTTTAAATATTGAGGTGAATACTTTAACTATTGCAGAAATACCGTCCAATACATTTACAATAATTGATTTTATTTCTCCAAAAGCCGTTGTTATAATTGCGATGAGATCAATACCAATCAGATTCCATACTGTTTTAACAAAATCTTTAATGGAAATAAAGATGTTTTTCAATGAATTGAAGAGTTCTATCGCTCCATCCTTTATACCTTGCCAAATTTCAGCACCTTCACCAGATTTGAAATATGCTACAACAGAATCCCAATTTTCAACAATAAGAACTGCTGCACCAGCAATAGCAACCACAACAAAACCAACGGGTGATAATAATGCAGCAAAACCAGCTATTAATGCAGGCAAAATTGTTCCAACAAATACGCCTAATGCGACTAAAAGTGGTGGTATGACCACACCTAAGCCACCAAATATGACTATGGTCTTCTGAATTTCAGGACTTAAATCTTTAAAATAGGTTACTAACTCAGTTATACTCTCAACAACAGAGTCAATGATTCCAGAAATATCAAATGCGTTATTAATTACTTGCCCAACATCAGCCAGATTATTCTTTATACCATCGCCTAGGTTTTCAAACGCTGCATTAATACCTCCTGTTACTGGTGGTAGTTTGGCCAGACCATCTATAATAGTATCAACAAGTTGAGCAGAGGTAATACCCATTTTAGCTAATTCATCAGAACGAGCCGTACCGAATGCTTCTTTTAACAATGGTGTTACCTGTGGTATCCGTTCCTTGATGATGTTTAAATCTTCGGCCAATGGTAAATCAGTGTTCGCTAATTGTTGAAGGCCATAAAGAGCTCCTTTAAAATCTTCTTTACCTTTCCCAACTGTAGCAACTGCATTACCAAATGCCTTCATTGCCTTTTCAGCTTTTTCTGCACTGAATCCAATTACTTGTAAATTAATCGATCCAGCGACAGCCTCTTCCAAACCTAATCCAGGTAATCTTGCAATATCTTTTAACCTGATAAATTGCTTTTCAGCTAATGAAGCAGATCCAGTAACAGCAGTTAAACCATTCTTCAATGATTGAATGTCTCCAAATGCTTTGATTGCAGCAGTACCTAGTGCAGCTAAAGGAAGTGAAACATAGGTAGACAATTGCCCACCAATATCTTTCATCTTCTCGCCTGTAGCTTTTAGACCAGATTGGACTGTTGCGATTGCAGATTGAAATGATGATATGTCAGCGGTAAATTTGAAATTTAAATTCTCAGACAATGTATTGTTGTATTAAAAAACCCCTTATCTTTTTAAGGTTAAGGGGCTTCAATCAGGTCTTAAACCTGTTATTCCTTTCGGTATCTTTCTGCTGCTTTCAGCATTTCTTCTAGAGTTGGAAGGTCTTTTTTTTCCTTTATAATTTTATCTGATGGTAAACTAAATAAGTCCTCTGGCTTGATATGTTGATCTTTTGGCATTTGAAGATTGATCATTAAACTTGCATGCAATCTCGTTCTCAGCCACTCACGTTCATCTTTAGCCATATAACTTTTACAGATGTAATGGTATTCTATGTAAGTGATTGAATAAAAATCTTTTAAACTCATTCCAATTTCACCTACTGCCATCCCAAGCAGATCAACAAACTCTACTTTTTTTTAGCAGGAGTTGTTGCTTCTTTGTCCATATCATCATTGCTTCCTGATAAAGCTTTACCAGAAATCTGTGTTTCTAAGAACTTATCAAAAATGTCCTTATACTTGGTTTCTGGCACTGATCCAAAATCATTATATAATTTGTGATAGTTGACCGCTTCTTCAATACCGTTAACTAGATTATGATTCATAATTCCAGACCATAGAAGATCTACCATTAGATCAAATGCTTTTATTGCATCGTCTTCTACCCCATTGAATAGATCACCGATCTCGTTCATTGTGATTTTCCTTTTCTCAGTTAAAAGCTTAATAGCGAACATTCCAAACAGAGCAATGATCTTTTGGCCATTGACTTCAATATTTAATAATCCTTTCATTATGCTTTAATAGTTTTAGCTAGTGCTCCTGTGCCAGTCATTTTAATAGTAAATGTTACCGCAGCATCTTGTTCAGCTGAAATTTCAATTGATTCTAAGAAGCAATTACCACTGTAAATCATATCACCAGCTTCTCCAACACGCTGTTTAAATGATACTGCAAGCATTTCTTTATTAATAAAAGCATCTGTAAATTTCACTAAGTTTTCATTCCATACTACAAGGCCTGAACAGCTTCCTGTCCATTTCTTTGAGGTTGGCATACTCTCTCCCCAACTACCTGAATCTTTAGTCGTGACATCAACAAGTGTTGCATTTAGGCTAATTGAGCATGATCTGCTCATTGCTATCGGTAACTCCCCGATGAAGAATAATAGATCAGATCCATTGAATAGTATTGGTGCACTCATATTTTTTTGTATTTATTTGAATTTTAATCCTCTTTTGATGAGGTCATTTCAGATAAATAGCTCGAAATGGAGTGCACAAAGGCTGATAAAACAGAAATGTATTTTGCTATTAATTTTTAATCATAAAAAAAACTCTTACACAATTAAGAATAAGAGTTTATAATTAGTATATTTAAGTATTAACAAAACACACCTAAAATTGGGGATTCAGATTTACTTTTTCCCCTTTTTAATTTCTTGTTGAGGAAACTAATAAACCATTAACCCAAGTCATTCGATAAAAGGCATCACCTCCTACCCTTATATCTTGGGTTGCATTAATTCCTTCTTGTCCAGTACTGACTTCAATACCATTTGTTATTTTAACCTTTCCATTAAAGTAACCTGCATACGATTTACTACTTCCTCCTGTGCTTTGATCTACTCCAACAACAGCAGCACTTATTCCGCTAGAATCATTATTACGATAACGTAATAATCCTACAACTGAAGCATTGGTGGCAACACCAACAGTTGAAGAAAGGAACTGCATTCCAGATCCATTAGCAAAGAATCCATTGCCTGAACAATAAGCTGTATCACCAGCTGGAGTATTCATCTTTATTCCACCAAGCGGATTACCAGCTTGCCCAGAATCAATGTTAGAATCGATCCTCAGTGATTCGTGATTGTCCTGATCATAGAAGATCATATTGTTGTTAAGTCCAGAAATTACAATACGCTTACCTGATGCAGAAGTCTGTAAAGTGTTGGATGTTGTCACTAAAGCATTAATATATTCAGCGTTAATAATTGATGCTTTGATATATTCTACATCCAATAATGTCCCCTTTATGTAGCCACCAGATACGATTGTTGTACCTAATTTCCCTACTTCTACAACATCCTGATAGGCTAAATCCCTTAAATTACCGACAAGTGCATTGTGAAGATCTGTTGCAGCCTGTCCATATGCAGCTGCTGCATTAGCTTTATTTGTTGCATCCGCCTTAGCTGCCTCTAAATTGTTCTGAGCCTGGAATATTCTGGCCCGTTCTTCCTGAGTAATCTTTCCATCTGCGTTCGCAATTGCTACCTCTCTTTCATAAGCTGCTTGTGCATTCGTATATGTTTTGGCTGAAAGAATACTTGCTGCTTTTGCTGCATCAGCTTTATTTGTTGCATCTGCCTGAGCAGAATTTAACGCTGCTGTATTAGCTACATTGATTGCAGCAGTATATTTGGCAATTAAATTAGCAGTAGACACAGCAATGCTATTATCAATAATTACAATTAATTCGCCCCTTACTTTAGCGGCCTGTGCTTCTGCATATGCTTTAGCTGTTGCTAGTTTGAGCTGCGCATCAGCAATAGCCCTGGCTTCCTCAGCAGTTACAATACCATCTGCAAATGCATTAGAAGTGACAACTGCTAATTGCTTTTGCGCCTCAGCATAAGCCTTTGATGCATCTAATGAAGATTGTACGGCATTAATTCTTTTTTGCTCTTCTGCGGTTATTTTACCATCTGCATAAGCTGCTGCTATTGTCCTACTGTACAGGTCTTGTGAATCACTATAAGCTTTAATAGCGACCAAATTTTGGTTAGCAAGGTCAATTTGAATCTGCTCAACGTCTGTTATCTTACCATCAGCGTAAGCATTAGCAGTAGTTATCGCTAATTTTTTTTGGGCTTCAGCATAGTCATTTGACACCAATATAGCTTCGTGTTTTGCACTTGATATTAAATCGTAAAAATCCTCTGGTGCATGAGTAAAATCGATTGGCTTATTACCAGCAACAATCATTATATCCTTCATTTCAATACCATAATTCAAATTGACAGGCATTGAATAAGGAAATGATTGATCACTTGTAACAGAAATTGGTATAAATGAAAATAATTTAGAAGAATCACCAGTTTTGAATACACCAGAATATCTTCTCCATTCCTCGTCAATAATAAACTCTACACCTGATCTACCTTCGAAATATAGCGTCAACAATGTATTGGATGTAGATTTAGCTAAAAATGAAATGGCAAATTCGCTATTTAACAGGAAATTTCCTTCCTGCAACAATTCTGGAACTACAGAATTTATAAATTTAGATCTGTCTCCATTGATGAAGTAATTTCTTAAACCAAACTGAATATTGTCTACATAACTTTTGGTTGCTTCGGAAATAGCCTTTAATAGCAGTATTTTTTGATCGTAATATTTCCTAAAAAATGATCTAAATTGAACAGGCACAATATCACTGGTAATACTAAGATCCACTAAAAGAGGCTTCAAATAGATATCCAGCTCGGTAAATGAAATATCATAATCCAATATTTCAACACCATAGGTGATTGCCTGTTCCTCTAGTTTTGGCTTTTCATCGCTTATGATCTGCCACTCCTTTAATACGTTTGGCTTCTCACCTGCCGATAATTTATAATCAGCTGCAATATCAAGTAATAGCTGATTCGCTGTATCTGCTGCTTCCTGAGCAGTTGCTATCTTAGTATCAGTTTGATTCTTGTTATAATAACTCGTTAAATTGTAATTGAAACCACTGGTGTATTTTGATCCGTCTTTGAGAATGGTTGTTAAAGTAACCCGATTGTCTGATGTGCTAAACTCATTTGATTGTATAATCTTTGAATTTGCTTCATTCCAATTTATTTTATTCTGGTTTGTTATAGAAAATGCAGGTGAACCACGAAAGATAGGGTCTGATTCAACTTTTAAATATCCATTTTGCTCAGGTGAACCCACATTGGTAGACTTTAGATCTCCAACTCCAACTAGCTTACCTTCATATGAGCAGACATCATTAAGTTTAGAGTTTAGACTTATTGATTCAATTACAGTCTCACCCCAATAGCTATAATCAAAGTTAGCCTGTATAACACCGAATTTGATAAAGAACGGTTCACCAGATAACATTTTATCAGTAAAAAATCCTACATCAAACCCATCATTATACGATACCAGTCCATCAAATGAGATATTCCAGTCTCTGTTACCTGCCATTGAATCATTCCAAGAATCAGAATCCTTAGTAGAAATATCTATAAGGCTTTGTTTCAGTGATAACGCACAATTCTTACTATATGCAACTGGTTGCTGATTGATATCATAAAGCACAAACTCACTTCCTGTAATTACATTTCTCTGCATGATTACAATTGTTGAATTGAGTTTTTGAAAGTGATTAGCTTTCTTATAACATAACCGTCTGTACTTGCTGATTCAATTGTTCTTGTATCCGCTAATGAAGTTGTATAAATATTCCATTCAGTATCCTGATAGAACGTACCCCTAGTTAAGATTTTCTGGAAAATCTGATTTGCTATCTCATTGGATAACTTATTACCCCCGCCTGAATTGAAACGAGTTACAATATCTATGACGATTGTCGCATTAAACAGAAAGCAATCTGAATTCAGTACAGGGGCTAAAGTGACATTAGATAATATAATGAATGGAGCAACCGCATCATCAGCTACCCTATCAAATACAGTTATAAATTTACCTGCAAGAATAGAGATATGATTATTGAGCTTATCAAAATAAGCCTTTCGGTATGTGTTAGTAGGGTCTTTAGCGAAATCGGTCATATCCCATAAATAGCATCAGAACTGCTGTTTTACTGGATATTTAACCGAATATTATTCGATTAATTAAACAAGCCTACCTGATATAATTGCTAACCTGAGATCGTTGATTGTTAATATTTTTTTGGGCTTTTGTTTATTAAATAAATTAGCGAAAAACTTAAATATGACATCCCCCTCACCTCCGAAATAATCTTCTATTTGGAATTCAGAAACATCCACATTGAACTTCTTTGAAAAATCCAAAATTAGATCATCTGCATCATCCCCATAAATGCCATAATCGTCTGACAGACTATTATTCAGCATTGAATCATCATGATTTTTACTAGTATACTTTTCAAGAAATTTATATAGTTCAGTGTTATCCATAATATTACCATTTACTACTATAACCACCACCACCGAAAGAACCACCACCAAACTTATCATGATGTTTGCTTTCATTAATTTCAATAATTAATTCGACTGCATCAATAGCAACCAGCCCCCAACCTACGTAGGGAACCGCCCTACCCAATGCCCTGCCTAAGACGTTGGTACCTAATATTCGCACCCCCTTACCTAAAGTTTGTGGGAAAAGTTTGGAAAGGTATTTTGATGCTATGGATGTGGCTCGACTTGCGCCAGGTGTCACAAATCTCTTTTTTATAATAGGCAATCCCAATGCAACCATTGAAGTACCATATATGGATGTAGAATAGTTGTGTTTATCGACTGTATCAACAACTTTAACTAATTTAATCTCATTAATATAGGTATGTGTGGGATTGATAAGTCTTCTTTCATTGAAAAAATTCAGTGTATGAAATTCTTCATTTAACGTATTTTTGAGCACAATTTCTGGATGCATTGTACTGTACTTCAATTTGAATTCCGCATTTTTCCTTGCCTTTTCAATTGATTTAAGCAATTGCATTTCAAAAAAATAGTCTGACATATGAAAAATATTTACCTTAACAACAATAAATATACGCTAAGGTTTCATACTATTTTTTAAATTCCTTTTTAAATTTTCCAACTCAGAATTGATTGCTGGATGAAAATAAGGCATTGGTTTAATATTTACTCCATCACCTTTTTTGAACTGCAATGCAAAATCCTCCCAGCCAATAGGCACAACAACCTGATTTCCAGTACCATATTCAATATATGGACTTGTGAATTTATTAAACCCGACCTCACCTCCATATCCATCACCATCATATAAGATGTAACCTGACTGAGCAATTCCGCCTACTGAATCTTTAAATGGTAATGCAGCAAGATTTTGCTTTGCCTTTCTCTCAATGTTGATTGCTGTTTCAGTGATAGCCTGTTTAGCTTCAGTTTTATTCTGCTGGGCTAATTTAGCCAGCTTATTAAGGGTAGTATCGAGTCCCTCTACTCGTATGTTGAATTTATCTGCCATAACTATAAATAGTGAGCAGAAACAATAAAGCCCCTCGTTTCCAAGGGGCAGTCATTGATTTTTCATAAAAACAGTTTTAAACTTTTATTTCGACTTTTTACTGGTCTCCACAACAGTTGTGTTGGGATGACTTTTAGCGTACTTAATAGTTACAAATTTTCCTGTTTTTGCACTTCTCGCTGATTTCGACATATGTGTGTTGTTATAATTTGATATAACTATACAAATATAAAATGCTTACTATTAATTTTAGCAAGTTCTTATCAACAGCGGTGGAAAAGAGACGACTAACGGTGACATAAATCCTATAAATATTTGAAATAAAATGTGTAATACTATAAATGAAAAAAATGAACAGTTTAACTACTTGACATAATCAACTTACAATCAAGATATTGGATACCCAATATAAGTTGGAACCTTTAAACCAATATTGTCTGTAGCATTACCACGTTGCATTCGGTAATCAAAGGTTTGAACTTGTTGAACAGGTTTTTGACAATTAATTACCCATTGTGAGCCGCTACCAGTAACAGATAAAACAGTATTACTAATGACACTATATGCCTTACCAACTTCGTTAGAAAATAAGGTTTGAGTTATTCCTCGATCATATGTTAATTTAATACTATTACCAGAAGCAGTTGCTGTTAAAATCTGAGGTAGACTAACATCAAATTTTGGATCTTTAATATTTTTATTCCTGTTGAAAACATTTATTAATCCTGTTGGATAATTAGCTGAATAACTATCTGCACCAACGATATTGACCTGTTGAATTAATCCACCATTTATAACTAGCGACATATCTCTATATTCCATTTCCTTTGGTAAAGAAGAAAGATCCAATGTTATTATCATCTTATTCCCTTCAATAACAGTCGTTTTCCCAACATTTAACTTAGTCTCATAATATTCAGCAAATTCAGACATATTTGGTATCCACATACTATCTTGATTACCTGGATGCTCTTGTATGTATTTCATAAATTCAACAAAGGTATCAAGGCTTTCATTTCCATCAGTAATTTGATGGCTGAACATATGTCCCATTACTTTTTTTGAACCAGAAAGACTATCAGTTATAACCCTGTTTACCAAATCCTTTAACCCATATAAATCTTCTTCGTTCCAGTTTGCTGCAAAAGCTCTTGAAAATAAGAACCTATCTATTCTTGCTTTATTAATAGTTTTCACATCTATAGCAGAACTATATTGCACCAGATTACCGTTGTCGTCAGCAACAGATTCACTACCAAATGTGCTCCCAATCAATTTATAACCAAGGTATGGTGCTAGATATGAATACCCCTCATCAGCTGTCGGTATTACAAATGTTCTTGTTCTTAATCCACCAGAATTATTATAGATACTTATTTCATTCTGTCGGATCTGATAATACTTATCATATCCTTTTGCTCCTCCTCCGTGAGCATAGCTATGGTTAGAAAGTCTGTAATCATAAGGAAACATTGCCTTATAATTTTCCCAAGTGGTTGCTCCAGGATTTAAATCACCTCTAACAATCGCATCGTTAATTGCAAAGGTGTAATGATATTCTACAGGATTACCACAACCATCTGTGTAACGATATCCTGGATAAATGTTACCATTAGAAGCTGTTATCCCACCGTGGCATACAGCAAAAACATCATTATCATCAGTAGCACCATCATCTTTAACTAAAATCATTCCAGCACGCTTATTATATTTCATATCAGCGAATTGAAATGATGGTGATACAGGTGTATTAGCAAATACAACTTCTATAGTTATTACGTCCAAGCCAACAGGTGGAACACTCCCACCTGAATTGACTATTCTTCTACCTTTTATACCGATCATACAAAACCTCCTGAATACTGTAGATTCTGTAATACAAAGCCTTGTGAACCACTTACAGCTCTGATATACAAAACAGATTGGGGCTGTGGAACGTTGGTTAGCGAAGTCCAAGACACACCTGCGTCAGTACTATACTCAAAATAAATTATCGTACCATTTGCTCTAATCCTACCTTTAGTATTAGCACTTCTTGGTAATATCGGACTTCCCGCATATGTATTGCCATTGTGAGCTAGAAATTTATGATCTCCATTAGAACCACTATACATTTCATAACTAGGTGCATTAGCCAACTGAGAGCTAGTTTGAAAACCAATAGACATAGTTTGTACCCCATCAGGCTCATTTAGATCCATCATTATAAATCCTGCACCTCCAATTGGAAGTGTTAAAGGGCTAGAAACATAGGCATATTGACCTTGTTCATTTACTGTTACCACATTATTTTCAATAATGTCGCAATACCCATCATTAACTAACTGAGTCAGTGCAACAGAGACTAATGGTAGGCTAAATCCAACTGTATTAAATAACCAAGGCGAAGCATTGTTTATACCGTCTACGGCCTTTACCCTCACTCCAATTTGTCCAGAAGAGTAATCACCAGCACCAATATTCCAAGGTTTAGCGGTTAGTGTAACAAATGTAGCTCCACCATCTTTTGTACCTTCATAGGCACTAGGAGTTGTGTAACCAGCTGTGTAAGTCCAACTGAATGAATAACTTGAATTATTATTAACTGGCAGTGTAGGTTTAGCAGGAGTTGAAACTATACCAGTAAATGCAGGTGAACTTGCTAAAGGTGATTCATTTCGATCTGCATTGGATCTTGTCTTACCAACCCAATATCCGAAAGGTCTATTTACATTACCTACGTTGATTTGAGTAGTATAAGGAATAAATGAGCCACCGTTTTCACTAATTAAAAGTTCAGAATTTCCCAATGGATGACTTAATGTTAATGTATTAGCAGAGTCGTTACCATTAAAAATAGGTGCAGCTGGTGTAGCTTTTCCTTGAACATCAGTCTTCACAGATAAGATAAAATAATTTGAACCTGCAAATCCAGTACCCGTAACTCTTAATCTGAATACATAGTCAGTGAGCGGAGACAGTCCAGTTGCTATAACTGAGTTCGCTGAACCAGAGTAAACTAGCACCGCATTAGCGAAGGATAAATTAGTATCGCGTTGAATAGTATATGTAGTCCCGTTAGCGACATAATTCCACGATAAAGGAACAATATCGCCACCTATTATCCCTGCAACTAAAGTTGATGTATTAAGCTTATCTAATTGTTCACCACCACCAGTTGGCGCATCTATCCAGGTCATATTACCTTGGAATATCTTGTCAGCTCCCCAGTTCGGTAATGATCGCATTAAGGCTGTTAACGTCTCAACTGTTAATCCTGTGGAATTTCCTTGAAAAAGGTAAGGGTCAGATCTTGTGCCACTACCCGATAGATTACTAAAAACTACTTCTGGTAATTCTGCTTCTGGTATTAGACCATTTATTTTACTTGCTTTTCCAATAAGTAACGTTTCGACTTTCGTTGAACTATATGTTTTTTCAGGAGATATAACAGCATCATCAATGCTTGCATTACCAGCTCCTATTGTAGGTTTGTCAATTAGATCATTAAATGATCCAGTTTTCGCAACAGTTTTCAGAGCATCAAATGATGTCTGATCTGCTTTGGAATTAACAGACACTTTTATTTCGTTTAAATCCTGGGCATTTATTTTTGTAGGATCATATGGGACATTTTGTGATTTGTCTATAAAATTTACTTGTGACATTTAATTATTTAAAATTCTCATAGGGGTTCTCAATCATGAAAACCTCTTTATTATTATCGGATGTTGTGCATACCAGCTGGTATTCTCTATCCTGATCATTTATAATAGAATGAATGGTGTAATACTGATTACCTGATTTTATCAGCATTGATTTATCGATATCAATATCCTGTCTAAAACGGATTGAAATATGGAAATATCCTACCAAAACTAATTGCCCTTGCTGTAAACCTCTCTTTTCAGTTTTGGCTATAATATTTGCATTGTCTGTAAAGAGGAAAGTATATGACGGATAAGTACCACCTTGACCATCACTGATCTGGTCAGCTTTCCAAAATTTAATTAGCTTATTATATTTTACTGCATTCTTCATTAGTAGATGATGACCTTTCTATACTTATTTATGATCTGAACAGTTGTATTGGATAATATCAATCCACCATTGTCCACATCCAGGTAATTCTCGCGATGCATATAATTGGTCGCAACGTCTTTAAGTAAACTTAAATCTATTAGTGAATTGTCAGCATCTGTGATTTGTGTTGCCTGGATGATTGCTGCATCCATTAATAATTGGATCATTACATCATCAGTTGTATTGGAAGGATGGATATTAAGGTATTGCTTTGCCAGAGGTAATGTTATCATGATATATTATTGTATAAAAAAAGGTGGTGGATTTCCCCACCACCTTCTGTATTTGTTAAGAGTCCTAAGACTATTTTTTCAATGCTACCATTGCACTAGTAAAATCTCCCGTTACGAACGCACCTGGATGATAAACTGGTAATGCTAATCTTTCTTCAGCTAAAATGGTGATTAAACCTTTTTTAACGTTGTCAGCATCCGAAGGGTAATAAGAGATTGTTAAACCCTGACGATCTTTGATCTCAGCACCGAATCTGAAGTCACCTACTAAGAATTTACCTTCTGGAATAGCATTAGTTTCAACTACTGGAATTCCAGCTACTGATAGATTTCCATATGGAAAAATATAATTACCTGTTGAGTCTTTCGCTAATTCTAATTTGGTCTTATCTGTTGGGTTAATGGCGATTGCGGTTGCAGAATAGTTAGCTTTTGCGATCATATTCGCTGACACTCTTAAAACATCATACTGGTTGATTGTTGCACCTGTTCCCATTGCGAAGGTTGTACCTGTAAACTGTACCGCTGTAGTTGCTACACCTTTGATATCACCAACACCGAAAAACAATTCATTATCTTCTGCTTCAGCCATTTTAGCTGGAACACGATTTTGCAAATAACTTGTGATACCATCAACGTCTGCAAGCATTTCTTTTGAAACAACGATATATGTAGAGATAGTTTTTACTAGTGCAGTAGCTTGTGCAATTGAGAAGCTTGATTCACCTGCTGCAACACCTTCTTCTTTGATAGCTGCACCATTCGTGTAACCTGTTTCACGCACATATTTAACAGCATCTGAACCAGTAGAACCTACAGCAAATAATTGACGTGCATTTACTTTACGTGATGGTGCTGCAACGATACCTGGCTTATATTCTGGGTTAATATCAGCTTGTGGCTTTAAAACAGCTTTCAATTGGAACTCGAATCCCTTAGCTAATAATTCTGGTTTTGTTGAATTAAAATTAGCTTTCAACTCGTCTGCAAAAGACAAGCCTTTTGCTTCGATAACTGCATTTTTTGCAGACAATTGATCCAAATGATTTTGGAATTCTGTATTAGCTGTTTTTAATTCAGCGATTTCATTTTTTAATTCAATATTTGATTTGTTTAAATCTTCTTTAATTGAAGCACCTAATTGCTCCATTTTTTCGTTTAATTCCATTTTTGGATTGGGTATTCTTATTTTTTATTATATCCTTGTAAGAAGGATGATATAAGTTCTGCATCGTTGTTTTTAACCTCAATCGCTGGCTCTAGCTCCATCGGGTTATCAGTATCTGGACTGTCTTGCAACGGGTCTGATTGCTCTGTAACTGATTTTTCGGTAAGATTTAAGTGTGTGGTTTTAACCTGATTCAGAAATATTTGGAGTTGATCTATAGTGTCATTCGTGACTTCTGATTTCAACATTTTTATCATTTTATCGCAGTTCTCAATGATTGAATCACTTGTGAATTGAGATTTAAAGCCTGTAAATTGTGCCTGCTCATTTGCACCCCAGGTAACAGAGCTGAATTCAAACAGCTTTACTTCAGAGATTTCATTGTATGAGCCTTTATTGCTTGATTTTACAGTCTGGAAACCTATTGAATGTTCTTTTATTGTTCCATTACGATATAATTCCAGTACTTCATTTCCAAGGGCTGTATCAGCTATAGTGGTCTCAAAATATAAACCTTTGCTATCTTCTCTCAGAACTGATGGTCTGCCCAAAAGTTGTACAGGGTTATGTTGATATAAGTGAACAATACGAGGCTTCAGACTATCTACACCATTTTCATTTAAAGACTTTGAAAACGCTCCCTGAGTGATCAGATCACCATCCGAATCAATAACATTGAAAACTGAGGCATAACCACATATGGTTCTGCTTTCGGTATCAACTGTTATATCATTAAATTCAAAAGATTTGTGAAGTAATTTTTTAGACATTTATCTGGGTACTTTCAGATAAATAGCAGGAGTATCGATAATTGATCAGGAGAATAACAGAATAGTATTCGGTTAATATTTTATATTTGATATATGCCTACTATCGACGAACTCATCAAATACCACCAGGAAGGAGAATTTTTAGATTTTAAACGAGAAGAGTATAAGAGTATCAAAAAACATAAACTAGTTATTGATGTCCTATCTTTTGCAAATTCTGAACATCAAGGGGATAAGTTCATTATTATAGGTATTGAGAAAGTACAAAATGTAGTTACCATTTTCGATGTACAAAATGCCGATGATGCAGGAATAATTCAGCAAACAATTACTGACAATATAAAACCTTCATTAAAAATAAGTTATACTGAACATCAATATCTAAATAAGAATATTGTAATTCTAACCATTCTGAACCCAGAGAATAAGCCATATGCGATGAAAAAGCGATTAAACGACCCATCCAATAAAGTGGTACTTAAAGAAGATTCTATGAAGATTAGAATAGGTAATATCAATATTGATATGCGTTTAGAAGATTTAGAAAAAATCTATAGTAAGAAATTCGACTCTAAACCAAACTTTCAAGGCAAAGTCAAAATATTTTTTAAAGATAATGAAGATACAAGAATACAATTAAAATCTATCGGAAGTCCTGAACTACCATCAAAAAAGGAATGGTTAAGGATACAGGATTCAATAATGCGATTGGAAGATGCAATCCATCATGAAGATAACGAAGCCGTAGATAGTCAGTATGCTGGTCTCAGACAAAATGAAGACCGCAAAAGAGCTATACACACTCTTAAAGCTCAACAAAATAATGTCACTATTACATATAGATATCAGGATTACTACTTATTAGGTGAGATTCTTAGTAATAAATTGAATTTCGGCATTCTAAACAATGGGGATTTCCCCCTTAAAAATGCTACTTTAATAATTGACATTCCACAATATGAAGGTCTTCATATTGTTCCTCGAGTTTTGACCAAGGAAGAGTACGGCAAAGCTAAAGATAATGACTTAAGATACTATCCTAAAATTTCCAAGCTTCCAGACGGATCTAATAAATTATTTATTGATGTTGATGATATTAAACACAAGCTTCCGCAATTATTACTACTTTCGGATATAAGACTTTATTTTTATGATAAAATGATAGGTACATCTATTAAATTAAATCTAACATTACACGCAGAAAATTATCAAGAAATATTAAAATTTGAATTATTTATTGACGTAGTTTAATCCTCAATAATAAAGTCATCAACCCCTTCCATTGGATGCAATTCCAGCCCTTGACTGATCCAATATTCCCTGGCATCAACAAACACCTCAGTTCCTGTTTGTTCAGGAAATTTAGATAAATGCTTAATCTTGCCAGCAAGCAATGCAGAAGGAATACCATTAGGAAAAGCGCTGCATGACTTGGTATCTGCATCAAAATGAAGACATTTATTGCAGTATCGGGTGTTAGTATCTTGATTTTCTTCCATAATTATAAATAGTTAGTTTACTTGGTTAAAGCCAAATATCGATCAAAATATTCAACCAGGTAACTTGGTAACGTTGCGTCTTTGCGGTGGTACATTGTGAAAGTTTCAGCAAAAAATTCATGCTCATTCGATGCTGCATAGGCTGATATTTTATACTTATCCCCATTACTTCTGGCTTTGACATAGTTTTTATAGTTTTCTCTGTTCAATTCTTTTGCCAGATCACTAAGGCTACCATCAGGGTTTTGCATCTTTTTATTAATTGCTTTAGTACCATTTATGCCCCCTGTACGCTGATCATGCAAAATGTGGGCAAATTCGTGGACTAGCGTATCGGATGTAAGCGATTCTTTACCATAATGTACTGTATATCTGGCATATTTCTTCTGTTCTTCCAGCTCTTTAAGTTTCTTCCTCCATTGCATAGGATTTCTGCCTGCTTCAATATTCCGTTTAACGATGAATATATTACGATCCAGAATATCCTGATAACCAGCCTCGTATTTGTCATAGGTAGTACTGATATTATTCATATTCTTAAACGTTGTATGGTTGATTGATAACCGCTGAAAATTGGCAGACATATATGCTGTTCTGCTTTTAACATTTTGACCTAGGCTGTCCAACTCCCTCACTCCATATGTTTCCTGCAATTCAAACAGAGTTTGGTTAATTTGATTTGCTACATCAATATCTTTGATCCAGACAAAATCAACGTTTTTAGCTATACTGTTATCGGTAACAAACTTTTCAGCCTCTAGCAGATTTTTAGCTGGTGTAAACACCTTTTTCAATGGTTTTACTGCTTCAAATATATCCAACTGATGTGGCTTGTTGATTATTGGCTCTGCTTGTTGAGATACAATTGCATGAGATATAACCTCACTGGCTGGAATAAATGCTACCACACATCTACAATTGCATATATTCTTACTAGTTGCACCATTTGAGCTGTCTCCTGGATGAAGCATCTTTTGATCTCCAACAGTAAATAAAGCATCCATTGGAATTGGCTCCGATCCGACCATTGCAGCATGAGCATCCCTAGTCCTATCATCACCACTACGGGCAATCCATTGCTTATAAAGCACTAAACCTGATGACTGAGCTGCATATACAGCTGCTTTATTGCTCGAAACTGCATTCTCTGTCCTGGCTATTAGTAAAGCTCTTTTTTTGGTAGAGATTTCTCCCCCTAAACCAAGAATTGATTTAGCTACCTGTTTAGCACCAGTCTCTGCTGCATCAGACATAATTTTTCTGATCTGATCCCTGGTGGTATCCGTTACACCTCTTACTTTTTTAGCGCAATCAGCAGACTGAGTATATCTAAGAAATTCCTGTTTCCAATAATTGATTTTATCAGAATTGTCAATTACATAAGGTTTTGGCTTTTTAGCTGCCTTTGTTTCAAGGATTACACCTAATGATTTCTGCCTGGGAAATGTTGAATCAACAAATACAGCAGTTGCAATACCTACAGAATCATATATCTTCTTAAGAATATCCAGTGTATCGGATTCTTTTACTAATAATTCAACAGGCGTACCATTATCATACAATTTGCTGGCTTTAGCATAGATATCTGCTAACCCTTTTGAAGCAATCCTGTAGCTAATACGTTCATGCTTTTTTATTAGGTCATTGTATTGCTTATAGTATATTTTTGGATTCAAATGGAATAAGAGGTAATAATAAACCCCTGTCTAAAGGGGTTGAAGAGCTTAGTATCTGCTATTGATAATCAGATAAATCTTGGTTAGGATCAGTATTAAGACTAATTGAAGTATCAGATAAAGGCACTAGATTCTGAGGGATGAAGTACTCATTCATTAATGGATTCTTTGTATCCTCTCCATAATTGGTTGCCAATCTCTTTTCATTCGGTGTTGTCCACCACATTTTTTCCAGTTGTGCTACTACCTTATCCATATCTGCTGCCAGTTGAGGTAGTACCGTAATGTCAAAATCAATGAAATAATTTTTTCCATCTGCTTTTGAATAAGCAGGACACAACCATTTATTTAGCGAATCCCTTAGCGTTGTTAATTCAGGCACAACTACATTGTATATCAGTGATTTTTCTGCCTGCTCATAATTGGAATAGGTTTTCTGTGTATCATCGCCTAATAGCAATGAAGGAAAAGAATAGATATTACATAGGTCTCTAAGATTCATTCCCATGCTTTCCACAATTTGCATATCTTCTGCTGTTTGACCAAATTGAGTAAATTGAAGATCAGCTGATACCATCATTAGCTCATTGGCTGTTGCATTCATAAACCTATCTTTCAATTGCTGCATTTGGGTATCGTCTAAAGACTGTGATTTATCAAATAACATCCCATATGCACCCTTATTCTGTATAATTGAGGCTTGTGTCTCATATGCAGTATTAGATAGCTGCATAACTTTCTGAGCTGCTTTCAGCGGACTTTGACCATACAGATGCAGGCTATTATTGAAATCAGGATTCCAGTATTTTAGGTGCAGAATTGAATCTTTCTCTAATCGTTGGTTATTACCGCTTAAATTATAATATTCAACAATGTTACCTGTTGCTACAATATTCATTAACTGTGCTGGTAATACTGATAAACCTATAATCTTATCTATATTTATTCCAATTTCTGGCTTGGAGCCATAGATGTATGAATTTCCCGTGATCAGTTTATATCCAATGACATTTTTAACAAATTCACTCCATTGTTGGTATTCATTTGGCTGATCCAGCAGGTCAATAATCTTATGTGAGTCAACCTCTTTTAATGACTGATCTTTAGCAATTAATGCTTCAGCACTCATTAGATTCTTATTAAGGGTAAATGATTTATATCGTTTTAGTTTCTTTGTGCCCTGGATTTCATAGAGGTAAAATGGCACTGCTGACATCTTATCCGTAATCTGTTTTATTATTGAGTAGATCACTGGATTACCTGCATATCCATTTGTAATATATGCCTGGCTATTATCATTAAGCCAGTTGATTCCAGTATTACCCAAGATCGGATACATTGCCGCTGGGTTATAAGCCTTTTGTTTAAAAGGATCTGCTGGTTTTATTGTTGGTGTAGTAGTAAAGAAGAGGTCTAAAAATCCCATTAATTGTATTGTTCATCGTATTGTTTTATTCCTGCCATGCAGGTTATATGTATATAAATAGTCAGCTGTCAGACAAAGAAGCCCGCTCTTTTAAGCTCTAAGAATTCACGCATGATAAGAGAATCTGAAAAATCGGGGCTATGGCCTATGATCTGCTTAATCTTCTCCTTACATAGCACCTCTAATTTCCCAGTATCGTTATCACTGTTAGCTCTTTTAAGCTGCTCCAATTCTGGTACAATTTCATCTCTATATCTCACATCCTTTATCCAGTATCCCGCCTCAGATGCTCTTTGAGCAAACTTATAAATGCACTGAGTCTTTAGATTCTTATAATTTTCATCGTTAAGTGCTTTTGATCCATTCTTAAATGACTTTGCGCCCTGGAGAAATCCACTTGTACCATCCTTTGACCCAATGAAGTTTCCAACTCCATCACCATCAAATACTATCCTACTCTTTGGCACTCCGTAGGTTTTAGCCATTAATTCTATTGCATCTATGACATCCTTACCAGTGGTCTTTGGAATGACTTTTATTTTCTCCGCAACAAATCCCTGCCAGTAGGTTAATACCATCTTATCAGCCCCTTCCATTGCTATATCAGCAGTGATTGCTTTCTTACTTACATCGGATAAAACGTGAGAATTATTAAATAAATCCAGGATTTGATCATATGTTAGTAATGCAGATGGATCATTGTCGTAGTCCCAATTCCCAAATAATAATCTTTGCTTTGAGGCATTATCCATTTGGTTTAGTGACTTCACATATTCTTTTGATACAAATGGGTTATCGCTTATTAGAGATTGAATAAAAGCTTTATAAGGCTCTAATGTCCCATCAAGATTTGGTTTATAATAATCCGCATATACCCAATTCTTTGAAGGGTTACACGTTCCCATTATCTTTGGTATCAAACCAAATTCATCCAGTTTATATCGAATTCTCGACTTTAATACCTGCCATGCTTTTAATGATAGTTCGGCTATTTCCTCACACAGAACGCTTGTTACTTCTACACCACCAAGTGCATCAAATTCAAAATCAGATGGTTTTTGGAATAGGTCTTTAAGTAGGATTTCACTACCATTAGTAAATAATATTGTATTGGTCTGCTGGTTATAATTGAAATCAACCCCTTTGATTACACCTTGAAGTTTACATACCTCAAAAAATGTCTTTAAGGTGGTATTACGTAAATTACTAAGCATTGACCTACCTATGAGATGCCTTGATCCAGGGTATTTGTAACACTGCTTTAATATCCAGTAACAACCTACAACCGATTTTCCACCAGAAACACCACCACCGAAAACAATTTCATTATGAATATTATCTTCAAGAATATCAAGAACCTCTGTTTGTTTGATACTAAATTTCAATTATTCAGTATCCTTTCCAGCTGGTTTTACATAGGTTTTCTCCTCATTCCACGTGATTTTATCACCGCCTGTGGTATGGTCTATCTCCTGCTTATCAGACCATTTATATTTATTTTTCAATACAAAAATGGCAACAGTAGCATTTACTTTGTTTGTTAATGCCTGGCTCAAAAGATTAGCTTCAATTTTTGCTTCGATTCTTTTTATCGCTCGAATAACTTCATCATCATCTTTGAACTTAGTTGTCCAGTACTGCCAGATGTCAGGATATAGCTCACTATCAACTAATGAAATAGCCAGGTAAACCACCTTGTTATCTTCGACGTGAAAGTATATTTTATTTAATGCTTTTATTACAGTGGTTTTGTTCCACTTTTCAGCATAGTTGTTCCCTCTTTTGGCTGCCATCTGATGTATGTTTCAGATAAATAGTTGGCAGATGGCAATTAAAATCAATCAAGAACCGAAGAATGTTCAGATATGAATGATAATATATTGATTAAGGCTAAAAATTCATTATTTTTAAAGGGAAAATCATTATCTTCAAAATATTTTATTTCTTAATGGCTAAAACTCCACAAAGCTCGACAACACTCCAAAGCATTGATAGTAGAACCAGCTCAGCAAACCCTTTTAATGACTGGTTTGCTAATCCCTGGAAAACTACTTTTACCGCTTTTGCATCAATTGTTAGTCTGATTGCCATCGGTTACGGAATTGCTTCGCACTTCGATAGTGAAGGATTTAAGATCGAAAAAATTGAGCTTAAGCAAGAATATGGTGAAAAACTCCAAAATGCCATAAATGAATGTCGTGAGGGCAAAATGAAAAAATATGATGATGATATAAATCAGATCAGAGCAACGGTGGAAACATTAAAAAAACAAAAATGAAAAAGGCAATTTTTAATGTATTCTTGATTGTTTGTTTATTGATAAGTACATATCTTTTATTTAATTCAGAAAGATCAAACAGCCGACTTATAAGGCAGATCGAACTAAAGGACAGTTTATCAAAAAACATCACAAAGAACGACTCTGTTTTTGCAGAAAAGACCAAAGAATATGCAAAAGTAATTACTAAATATGTCTCAAATTGTAATTTCAAAATTGGCAAAAAATCCATTAGTACACCTGAGTTATTAAAGATTACTAATAAAGCGATTATTGATGCTGAAGTTTATAAAGATTCTTTAAGAATAATGAAATTTTACAGTGAGCAGTACAAGAAAAACTCCACCAATCTACAGGTTAAGGCAATTTCCAATAGTGATTCGACCTTCATATATAAAGGTTTACTAGGTATAGTTTTGGAAAATTACAAGATAAAACCAGATTATAGCCGTGACGGAGATCGATTTCATTTTTTTATAAAAGGCATATCCACTGTTGACTCTGCTCTAGTATTATTTCCATATTACAAACACAATTTAAGACGAGACACATTGACTAATGTATGGACAACAGTTATGGATACTGAAAGAAATATTAAACGGCAAACCAAGAAAAACAAAAAAGATTAATAAAAAACCCTACTCAAATGAGCAGGGCTAAAAAAAGAATATTTTAAAAAGAGTTGCTGATCAGTTCTTAAAATGTCTCCTATCTACAATTCATAATAATGTATTTTAAGAATCACTATTTGCCTCAAATGAGTTTTACATATTTGGATAAGCTCATTCCTTTTGAGACTTCAGTAACATAGGTGGAACTGATTCCTGCCTCAATAACCACGTTTTTCACTCCAGCTTCTTTAATTTCTTTAGGATACTTAATTCCAAATAAATGAATCATTGCAACCTGTTCACCACGAGGCGCATTGTCATACATTTCTTTCAATTCCTTACCTAAATTTTTCTGATCCATAATATTTAATTTTTCCATACAACAAATGTAGCTATTAGCTATTTGATATAAGCTAAAATATTAAAGCTATTACATTTAAATGACATTAAGATTTTATTGGTACCTCTTTTTTTGAGCTGAACTGATACGTGCCTTTGTTATATCAGTTCGTTTCTGACCAAGTTTTTCAATTGCCTCCTGGCTTTTCTTATGACCAAGTACTTGTGTTTTGCTCTTACTTTTTTTTTATGCCACCATATTTCACCCTATACCATATTGGATTGTTAAATGTTTCTTCTAAAAAAAACATAAAAAGGAAGTAAAAACACTAATGTAACAAAAGCAAATTTTGAGTATCCACTTTAATAAGAGAGAAGTGTGAAACTTCTCTTTCGATCAAAATTATATACCTCTACTTTGACCTTTCATATAGACAGAAACTCCTAACAAAAAAATCGCAAATATAATTGATAGAACACTAGCAAGCCCCGTATTATTTTTTGTGTTTTTTGATGTTAAACAACCAGCTATTAGCCAAAAAAGAGGTGTAATTGAAAGTATAAGCAAAAAATTATAATATCCCTCATAACCTTTAAACTTCAAAAGTCGTTGGCCAATTATGGCCAAAATAATAAAAATAAAAAGCGGTAGAATTGTAATTATGAGAGACATATTTGGTTAATTAGATATTACCAATATAATAAAAAATTCACACCCATTATTAAAATCTGTTTTTTCGCTCCAATTAAATAACTGGTCTTAAGTTATGATTGTGATAATGTACTAGCTTCACCATTATTTCTCTTATTTCTTGGAGATATCTGTCATCATTCCTGCATTTTTCATATGCAGAATGGCAATAATCTGACACCTGTGGCTTACTAATATTTAGATAGCTAACCAGTGTATCACCTGTAATATTGTAACATATACGAGCTACAAATGCTATTTTCCGCTTAATATTCACGACATATTTCTTTCTGCTGCTAGATCTCAAATCTGTTATAGTTGCTGATTCATTTGCCAGGATAAAATCTGTGATTATATCTAGCTGGCTGAACTGTAATTGTCTAATGAAATTCTTTATATTTCTTATTTTATTAATATCCATTTTTTATTTTTCTGAGTTTATGATGGCTGCGATAAACACAACCGCTATGATAAGTGATCCAAGTATTGCCATTAACATTTGTATTTTTTTGTTGCTAAACCTAAAGGCAAATCATATATTTCTTTTTGTACTGTCTTAGCTCGGCATTTGTATATACCGATTGAAAAGTGTACCAATATCCAGTTGAAAAGTGTACCAGTTAGCAAGGATTAAATCGTCCCTTTAGAATGAACTAAAGGAACCATAATTCATGTTAGAAGTGGAGACAAATCATAAGATTATATTACTCTATTATCGAGAAGGGCTCAGCCAGCGGAAAATAGCAAAGCAACTCCATATTCACCGTAGAACCGTGCGGGAGCGACTGGCAGAATATGAGTTGTTCAAGTCTTCTCCCTTAAGTGATCAGGATAAACCCTCTTCTTTGTTGAACCAATATCTACGGACAGGTTCAGTTTACAATAGTGCCAACCGTTCAAAACGGCGGTTGAATGATGAG